TCCCCTTCCGCTGAACCGAGTGAATTGTTGAATATCACTCGACACGGAAACTGGTGCGCCGCTCGCTGTGGAGCGACGGCTGCCGGGCTTCGGCTTCATATGCTGGTTTCGGCTAAGGCCGGGGCGAGCTCCCCCTTGGTTGTTCTTGCGAGACATGGGATCCCTGTCGCAAGGCAGAGACTGTACATTCTCGTATCCTGAACGGCCACCCGTGCAGTCGTTCGACATTCCGGATTGTCATCCTTAGTACGGAAGTATTAAGTGTGATTGTGCTCACACACCGTTTTGGGTGGTTAGTACGAGAACCCCATGGGATTTAACGCCTCCTGGGCGGGATTCTGTGGCTCTTTTCCGAGTGCGTGCACGGCACTGGACCACTTTTGGGCTTCCTCCAAGCCCAACTGGCGTTTATCGGTATTGCCAGTACTGCACCTCACCCTTGAGTTCGTCTGAGTAGAGACCTGCTTGAAAAGCAGATGACATCTCATCGACACTCAAGTGAGTGAAGCCTCTCGGGAGATCTTCGATCTCACGGAGCTGCGAGGCAGTAACTGTTCCGACCAACGCGCCTGGAGCGACGACAACCTGGGGTTGCGTCTTGCTCCGGATCCACTCTTTCCACCGTCTCTTGGTGTTGGCAGATCTTGAGAAGAACTTCTCAAGTGAACTATTTCTACCAGTGATCTTGACGCGAAGGCGTCTAAGCTCACGTGAAATGTCACGATCTGACCATGGTTCGAGATACTTTGTCGTACTCTTTCGAGTGACGTAGTTCATCGGCCGAACCAGAGGCTGGACTGATAGTGTATCGTCCATGACCCTCTCAATCGCGTTCGCGTAGAGAAACTGCTCCTTGGTTATACGTTCCGTAAACCCAAGTGGTGCCTTGACACCGAAGCCGCCGAAACTTTCGGACAGGAAGAGACTACGTCCCTTCTGTTCCTTTGTAATCTGCGCTCCGTGTAGACTGAGGTAATCGGCCAGCACACGCGCTCCGCGCGTCTTGCCAGTCCAGACCCCCTCAAGCAGTTCGTTGATGACAGAGATTGCCGGTGTTCTACCGACATCCTCGACATCATCAGCGTGGTCTTCCTCCCCCCCGACTCGCTCCATGACCTTGTTCTGCACGAAGAACAGACCGGTGTTAAAGAAACCGATCTGCTTCGGAGTACTCGGACCTTGGAGGTCGTAGTCGAACGAAACGGAGTTGATGTTGGCGTACCTTTTGTGCATGTACGTCTTTCCAACATTCATTTTGAGTCCAATGACTCCTCCAATCTCACAATGGCGTTCAAACTCCTCCTGCGTTGCGCAGTAGAGTATATCATCACCATTGATGAGCACCTTGCCTAAGGCTCGCATAACGTCTCGCTTGGCGAGAGTCTGAGTCTCAATCTGCTTATTCAGCCTAGTACGGAGGTACAGGCCGAGATTCGCAAGGCAAAGGACCGGAAAGGAAAGGATCGATCCCATGAGCTGGCCGCTCAGCTGATCGACTTCCTCGACGGTGGTCTTGACAACCTTCTCGCCGTGTTCGTCGCGAATCGTTTCGTATACCGGTGGGTACACGACATGATGTGGCTTCAACACCTGTGCGTA